GCAGCAGATGTTTTGACCTGCTTAGCAGATCTACCTGTGCCTGATATTGATTGACCAAACGGAGTGTCTGGATTCTCGGATGCAATCTTCTTCATAAGATCATTGAACCCATCGTCGTTCTTGACACCGCCTACACCAGATACTATCATTGGAGGCTTGATCATAATTTGTTTGATCTGTGGGTTGTCTTTTAGAAATGCATCTCGCTCTGCGAACTTAAACATTTCTTCAAAGACCTCACCAGTGTCGAGATCGATGAAATCGTAAAGGGGCATTACTTTGGTCCTAGTTGGAGATCCGGGAATGCTTCTTGTACTAACTTTTTAGTACATCCTTTAATCTTTCTCTCTTTACATTGGAGAAGAAGCTCAGCATCATCTGGATCTAATTCCTCAAGTGTGTTAACGAAGATAGTTTCTCTTCGAAGAGGTTTAAGATTGTCGTTGCCACCTTCAAGATAAAGATACATTCTTCTCATCTCAGAATACAAATGTCCCTGAGCGTCGAATGATTTATCAAGTGGTGTGTATGGAGGTCTTCCTTCTGGAAGTGCCCATGTTAGTCTAGTATCGTATGCTAGCTCGCAAATGCCTCTAACGGCAGGGATGTCATTTGCTTGAAGAATTTTGATCTTCTTGTTTTTGACTTTTTCATCTCTGACTTCATTAAAGATTTCGCCTATTCCTTTTTTCATATTAAAACTCACCTATATTTTCCATCAAGTTCTTTAGCTGATACTTGATGAAGTAGTTAAATAATTTACCTCGCTGTGGAGGTTCTTGATCAAACTGTTTGAGTATCTTAGCTCTTAATGAGCCAGGAGTCAACGAAAGATCGACCAAAGTTCTATTCCTGATAAAGTTATGACTCCATTCCTCACTGCAAGTCTTTTCAAACTGCTCTAAGTCTTGATCGCCAATACTCTCAGTAATAGTATTTATAGTCGTTTGTCTAAGAGGTTTCTGTCTTTTACCAACGACGAACGTGTCACCAGGAGATAAGATGTTAGGTATTCCGTCACCTCTATCGCCTTTACAAATATGTTCTATTAGATACTTGTGTGGATCGTTATGTTTAAGATGTCTCTTTCTAACTGGATCGTATTGAGAGACATTGCTATACTTTTGAAGCTGTGCAAAGTCTTTGTCGCCAGATAGAATTAGAATCTTTTCATTACCATCACCTAACAACGCTCCATACTCGTTACATATGACGCCAATGATATCATCAGCCTCAGCTTTATCAACTCGAACGTGTTTGTATGGGAAGAATTCTTTGAGCTCATCTCGAACTTTATTCAAAGAGTTAAACAAGTCATGCCAGTTAAGATCTGACTCTTGTCTTGCTTTCTTTCTATGAGCTTTATAGTAAGGAAAGTAATCCTTACGCCAGATGTTAGTGCTGTCGCAACAGATAACTAACTCGCCAAAGTCTTTATTGAACTTTTTACGATACCCACGTATCGCATTCAAGATCATGTGCCTTAGTAAGTTCTCATCTACATCTATGTTTGTATGATTTCCTATCTGCGCCATGAGATTGGATATCATAACCTGATTTAGGTCTACAAGTATCATAATTTATTTCCATATCAAAGCTCATATTATACACCATATTGCATTTGAAGTCAACTACTGTAATGGATCGTTGTCCATTGTTTCTTGTAGTGACATCCATACATCTTTGAACTTTTTGCTATCCGGTGATTGAATAATCTCGTCTGTTACCTTATGAAGAGGATGTGTAATTCCACAAGCTCTTAACATGGTCGCTTTGATTGCTTCGCATACCATTAACATATCTTGCTCTACATCTTTTGAAGCAGTGATGTCTACACCACGTGCTTGAATTTCATCGAACAGCTGATAGGACAACTCGATGGAGGTATCCAATACCATTCTTGTTTGATATGCTTTGATGTTTTTTAACCTGTCTTCCTCGGATTGAGGAACCGGCTGCCTATCTCCCATTAGGTTGGGAAACTGTACCACATTGTTTGAGGTCATGCAGTTATTTATTAGCTCTTGCTTCACGTGCCTTTCTCATTCTCTCAACAAATGCTTGTTTTTCTAAGATTCCCATAGGCTTCCTTTTACTTTTAGCCTTTTTCTTCTTAGTCGATGCTGAAGGTCGATCAACAATCTGGTAACCTTTCTCATTGTATTCTAAACGAGGCATGCCATATGCTTCGCGCTCGTCATTTTCCATTTCTGGCGTCCACTCTGCCCAGCAGTCTCTATAAAAGACGCCGAAGGTTCTTTTTGGTTTTCCGTTTGGATAGTATGCCATAGCAATACATTCATTCTTCACTTTCTTCTCCATATTGCCACCAGCAAATAGACTTGAGTATCCTCCAGTCCTTAAATATGCTTCGAGCTGTGATACGTAAGAGTTCCACTCTTCATACTTTGCACGTAACTTAGAGTCAGCTCTATATGCTTGCATTGCAGCTGCCTTGTGACCCTTAGCTTCTTTGATCCATTCTCTTACTCTCTTAAAAGAGAACTCATGGTCCTCAGGTAAATTGACAACGTACTGACTATACTCTTTATAGGCAGGTGGATTATTTTTTAATCTCTCTTCTCTTGCTTTTGCAAGTCTGTCTATTCTGTCTTGTTTTACGTTGCTCATAATTTATCTATTACCTTCATTTGTCGGATGGTAGTATTATCATAGCCATCCATATTCATTTGATAGTCGTCATCCTCATGATCAATTGTTCGTTTCACATTAGGACAAAACACCTGAGTGACAGGAGCTGATTGTAGACCACCATTCTTCATGGTGTTAACATCCCCAGTCTTTATATAAGGTAATGTGATCTTCTTAAAACCATCAACATCCCTTGCTGTGACTACTGTGTTTCTACAAGCGCCATCTGGCCACATCCAAGTTGATGGACCGATTCCTTTCTCCCATCCAACTCTTGGGTACATTATATAATAATATTTTGCATATGTCAACAGCTCGGCCATCGGCCCAGCTGACACGGATCTTCCGTCGCCGTCTTTTTTTCTTGGGTATTTTGCTTCGACAGGAATATGGTTGTGGTCAAAGTTGACCCACATATGTTCAGCAAACTTTGGAGCCATTGTATAACATTCCATTGCAATGCCTGGATTCCACATTGTGATCCTACCAGCATACTCCATCATCATGTTAAACTTCTCTTCCATACCTTCCCATAGAAAGGCATCGTGTTCCATTATTATATGACGAGTGTTTGTTTCTGCCATCTGCTTCCACTCTCTAAAGTGAGAGGCAAAGCACGCTTGCTCTGATGCAGAGATTTGTTTTTCTTGGCCGACCCATTTTTGAGCAGTGTTTAAACCGAACTTCAATTCAAAGTCTTGGTGGATGATTGTTTCTGGTGTGACGCACTGAACTCTCTCGATTTCAAGATCTGTATTCTTAAAAGAGTCTATTGCTAGCTCTGAGTACTTGACACTAACTTCGTTAGTGAGATCGCATATCATTCTTGCTTTCATAATTTATTTTCGTTTACCTGTTGACTTTTATGTTTTAAATCTGTAAGATCCACTCTTGTAGTGGGGACGGGAAGAAAGGCGCCCGTTGACTTTAAACCAAAACATAAGTATAATGTCTCGTATATTATTTATAAGGAAAAAAATATGTCTCAAAAAGTAACGCTAGATAGAAAGGGTCAAACATTCGATCTAAAACCAGAAGTCCTCGTTGAGGGTCTAAAGCAACTCAATGCTGAAGAGTTCTCTGCATTCTGTATTAAGGCGTGCGAAGATAATCTAGCTACAAGACTCATTGAGCTATTATCTATCGAACGTATGGATAAAGACAACGCTGATTACGAATTAGCTGATAGATAATGATTGATTTTATTATTAGCTGTATCTGGAATGCGTTCAAGGCAATCATCGGAATGTTCATTGTTCTGTTTGCCTGCTACGGATTCATGACATGGATCATCTTCAATAGCATACAGACATAATGGCATACGTTGTTGGCGAAGCATGTATTGGATGCAAACATACAACCTGTGTAGAGGTTTGTCCAGTAGATGCATTCAGAGAAGGTCCGAACTTCTTAGTTATTGATCCAGACGAATGCATTGATTGTGACTTATGTGTTCCGGAATGTCCGGAAGATGCTATCTTCGTCGAAGACGAAGTCCCTGCCGATCAGATACATTTCATTGAAATTAACAAAAAATATGCTCAGATTTGGCCTGAGATCGATGCGCCAAAAGAGCCGTTGTTAGACGGATCCACAGAAATAGTGGAATAACAACTCCTGTATTTCCTAAATTATTTTAAAATAACTGTTGACCTCAAATCGAATAGTTAGTATAATAGTCAGCATAAGTTAAACAAATAGGAGAAAAACTTATGGCACATATGGTAGAAACGATGGCTTACGCAGGACAACTTCCTTGGCATGGCCTTGGTACGAAAGTATCAGAAAACATCTCAGTTGATGACATGATGAAAGAAGCAGGTCTTGATTGGGAAGTTCAAAAAGTTCCAGCTTACGCTGAGCTTAATGGTGAGAAGATCCACAGTGGGCATGATATGCTTATTAGGACTTCTGATAACACAGCACTAGATATGGTTTCAGGTAACTGGAATCCTGTTCAAAATGCTGAGGCGTTCGACTTCTTTAGAGAATTCGTTGACGCTGGTGATATGGAAATGCACACTGCAGGTTCTTTACAGGACGGCAAACGTGTATGGTGTTTGGCTAAAGTCAAAGACGACTTCAAAATTAATGGAAAAGACTTGGTGGAATCATATCTGCTATTGACTAATCCACATATGTATGGTCGAGCTGTTGATATTAGGTTCACACCTATCCGAGTTGTTTGTAATAACACTCTAACACTTTCTTTAGGACAAAAAGGTGACTACCAGGTTTCCATGTCTCACAAGAAAGCATTCGATGCTGACGAAGCTAAGAACCTCCTCGGAATTGCTAAAGACAAAATGTCTCAGTATGAAGAGATGGCTAAGTTCTTAAACGTCAAGCGTTGGACTGACGATACATTGAAGCAATATTTTGCAACAGTGTTTCCTAACACGAATCCAAATGCGAAGACTAAGACCTTCAACATTGTGGACTTCGATAAGTACGCTTCAAAGAATGCTAAAAGAGCATTAGAAGTAGTTCACACTCAGCCAGGTGCTGAATTGGGAGCTGGTTCTTTCTGGCAGGCTTACAACGCAGTAACATACTTAACTGACCACGAGCTAGGTAGAAATGCAGACTCACGTCTTGCATCAGCTTGGTACGGTCTTAACAAAGTTAAGAAAGTTAAAGCACTTGAAACTGCTATAGAGTACGCTGAGGCTGCTTAATAAAGGGCTCCTATAAGGAGCTTTTTGCGGGAAAGGGTCCTTATAAGGACCTTTTTTCGTTGACTTTATGTAATAACAGAGGTATAATAGTTGCATGTCAGAGAACAGTAAGTTAGATCCTTTTTATAAGGTAGACCAAATACTTTCCACAGAGGAGAGGCATGAGTTGCTCGACACATACAATAACCTTGAGGGTAGATATGCACACCAAGATTACAACCTCTTCGACGTTACGAAGAAACATTTTAAACCTGACACGTTACACGACCACGCTGGTATCAAAGCACTGGAAAAATATGCTATGTCTCACGATGGGGTTGGCGGCACTTATGCTCATTACTTTCTTCATTATGGACGTGATGCTTTTACTAAGAATCACTCAGACGATGACGCTGCAATAGGACTGACAATTGTAACGCTGTTAGAAACAACAGACAATTTGGTTGGTGGAGATACTTTAATCACTCTACCATACACAAGAGAAGAACAAGGACTTACAAGAGACAGTGATCCTTATGTCAAAAGACAGTTAGAGGGAGAGCTAGGCAAGGCACCTATTGGTCAAAGAATAATCCCAAGGATTGTTCCAATGGTGGAAGGTGATAGTGTAATATATGATAGGTCACTAATGCATGCTGTGACTCAAGTTGAGTCTGGACATAGAGTTGTATTAGTAAGTTGGTTTAAGACAGACGAAGATGTTTGATGAGGGAAAGAAGAACGGCTTTGAGTTCATGCCAAACTGGATCGACATTGGTCAGTATACGGCACTAGATGTATGCGAGCAATACCAGCATGCAAAGTCTTATAAATATCTATCAAAGGACGACGAGGCAAACTATAACAATAGGTGGCTTCAGTTCAGAGGCGATTTTGTTGGCAGAACAAATGAGATAGTACAAAGAGTCCGCCAGAGGATTCAATCTACAGAAACTCATGTGTATGCTAATTGGATTGAAAATGGACATCAGTATGGAAGACATAAAGATGCCATGCCAGTTTTAATTGTACAGCTATGGAATAATATTTCATACTGTGTAGAGAGTGAGATAGGTGAAGAGAAACATACCGCATATGTTTTGAAACCTGGTGATGCAATCTACATACATAATGGAACATGGCACACGCCAGTTATATTTGGCGAAAGAATGACTCTATCTTTTGGATGGAATCGTTGACATAGATAACAGGATAGAGTATAATAGACTCTATTAGATCGGTGGTTGAGGATAATTCTGGTACCTCCCACCAGCGGCAAGACATTCATGAGCGGGGGAGTGTCGGATAAACAGCGAGGGTACAAACGAGGGGCTGGTTTATCATCTTAATTTAAAAGTGAGTAATTATGAAACCATTGAAAGACAATGTTCTCGTAGCAGAGATCAAAGAAGAGAAAGAAAACAAATCAGAGGGCGGCATTATTCTAACGTCCGAAGTCCAAGATCAATCACAATCCAAGGCTGGGCTAGTTATAGCAATCGGTCCTGAAGTTGTTAACTGCAACAAAGGTGATCAAGTATACTTACGCTGGTCAGATGGGATCAAGATTAAGGTTGACAAACTGGAAGCTGCGATCGTTCCTGAGGACGCGATAAAGGCTATTCGTTAATGGCTGCTACGCTTAACCCACATACTAAGTTTAGATTAGATGATCCGTATAAGGATTACTACCCATGTCCAGCACCGGACAATCCTCTAGTTATTGATTGGAAAGGTAAGATAGGTTACGGTGATGTAATCTCTCCTATCTGTTATGCTATGAACATGGCAGAGAAAAATCAAGTCGATGTTGTTCTTAACTTCCATTGGAAAGAGAAGAAGCCAACAAAGTACAAACCAGAAGACAAAGAAACAATTCAAGACTTTGCTAACTACATAGCAAACAATACAAGACCTGTTGAGATGTTTAACTTTGAGATGAATCATATATTTGATTCTGACTTAGGATTCAATCACGACAACTATGATACAGGCGACGATAATGAGTTTATGGATCTTCACAATATGAGGTTCTCTCGTTTTGGTCTTAGCGATCACAACGACATGAGTTCTCATGCTCAGAAGAAACATATAACTATGGTAACAACAATCAAACACAAGCAGACTCTAAAAGAGTATGGCAAAGAGTGGAAGGATCCGCTTGGCTGGGCACCTGATGGTGCTGAAGTAAGTAATGCATGGCCAAAGGCTGTTGATATGATCCGAAAGCGAGGTTGGAATGTAATGCAATGTCATTATGAAGATCCAATCGACAGATGTGTTAAGATGATGATGAGAAGTAAAGTTGTAATAGGATATCACGGAGCACATATGTGGCTTGCGAGATGGTTAGGCATTCCTATGATTATCTTCTCAAAGGGAGGGAAGCAAAGGAGAAATATTACTCCGAAGGCATTCCCGTGGGCAATACATTACGAGTACTGGTCAGACTTTGCTATCGATAATATCGAAGAGCAGATTCATCTATCAGTAGCTCGAAGGAATGAGAAGATTAATGAACTCAAATACTACCAAAACAACCCAAATTTATATAGGCTACGATCCGAGAGAAGCTAAAGCATACGACGTATGTAAGAGCTCGATCACTAGACGTTCTAGGATCCCTGTGAACAAATTGTTTAGCGAGGACATTCCTGGATGGTATAGAGCAAAAGAACCACACCAGTCAACAGACTTTACCAATACTCGCTGGGCTGTGCCTCATCTAATGAACTATGAAGGTATCGGCATTTTTGTTGATTGTGATTTTGTATTCTTAGAGGATCCACAAAAGCTAATTGATCAACACTATGATGATAGCAAAGCTGTGATGGTATGTAAGCATCCATTGTATACTCCTAACAGTGTAATCAAGATGGACGGAGTGCCTCAACATACAATGCCAAGAAAGAACTGGGCTTCATTAATTATATTTAACAACGAACATCCAAGCATTCAGAGAGGACTATCTTGGGTAGAAGCTAATCAGCATGAGCCGAGTAGAGACCTACATCAATTTAAGTTCTTACATGATAGTGAGATAGGTTCAATTCCTTTAGACTGGAATTGCTTAGACGACTACTATCATTTAGAGAATCCAAAAGCAATACATTATACGGACGGAGGACCTTGGTTCGAAAATTACCAGGACACGTTCTATAGTTTCTACTGGAGACAGGAAGAAGCTATAATGAAATCTATGAGAGAATAATGGTAGCAAAAAAGAAGAAATCAAACATCTTTAGACGAGGTAAGCATAAGTTCGCTACTGATATCCGAAACGATGTAACGATGATCATTACTTGGTACGGTCAACAAGACTGTCTGCTAAGACAATGTATGTTTTATTCAGACATGGCCAAGGAGTATAATATGATTCCTAAGGTCATTATCATTAACGATGGACATGAAGACGAAAGAGATTTCTTCCACGAAACAATTAAATCGTTTAAAAAAGCATTTGATTTAACTGGCGTTGATGTACTTAACGATGTAGGATTCAATTCACATACGTGTAGAAACCTTGGCGTCAAGCTAGCAAAGACAGACTGGGTATGGTTATTAGATACAGATTGTTTCGAGTCTGAAGACATATACAGACATCTAAGGTTTGAAAGACAATTAAAAGAAGATGAGTTCTATGTTCCACGAGCACTTATGGACTATCCAGAGGATATGTCTGGCTACGAATTACTAGATCCAAAAGGACTTATCAAATACAAGACACATCCTAACAGCTGGATTATGACCAAAGAATGTTTCTGGTCAACCGGTGGTTACGATATAGAGTTTCAAGGTGTGCGTCAAGGCGATGGAGAATTCTTCTTAGCTATTGGACGCGATGGTTATAAACAATGGGATTATGGTTTACTATCTGAAGATAAAAGACATCATATTATAGTAAGCTATCCTAAAAGAGAACCATGGTACATTAGACAAGACCCTTGGAAGCAGAATGAAGCTAGGAACCTTATTGACTTCGTTCGAACGAGAAATACTAATCCGTATAGGAAGTATAGAAAAAGAATACACGACATGGAATGGGAGTACGTATGAGCGATCAAGTAGAATTGAAATTGCTAAGCTCGGCCTCCTTTGCACAGATGATAACTGAAGAAGTAAGGAATTCAAAAGACAGGATTACACACTTGGACGCTATCGAAGACTTTTTAGAAAGAAATGAAGAAGTGGAGCCAGAGACGATAGCATCACTAATACAAAGAAATCAAAAACTCAAGGCTGTTTTATATGAAGAAGCAGAACAGCTAAACCTTGTAAAGGAAAGAAACGCAAAATTACCTATTGACTAATAGGACGTTATAGGGTATAATTGCCCTATGATAAGTTACGCCGGAAGAATAAAAATAGTGGAACCGTTTGAAGTTTACCAAAAGTATCTCGCAATGAAGAGACACTTCACTAGTGATAGCTATGACTATCACAAGTACAATGGTAAGGTGAAAGCGAATCAACACTCATTTGATATTAGAAAGGACAAGTACTTCTTCTATAAGCTATCTAAACAGAAGCATGTAGAAGAGTTCTTACTCGCCAACTTTTTAGATGGCGATAATGATTTTTGGATAGGTCAGCTAAGAGATGACAAGTGCACTGAGGTATATGAAAACTACCGTAAAAGAAAGCAGTCGCTAACTTATACTTTCAAAGAAGACCTAGCTAAAATGAAGGATGACTTCGATGCGAACATAATCGTTCCTGAGAATGAGCATCCATATTTACTTAGATTATACATGCGCAAAGATATTTGCATTGAAACGTTGACTTTAATTGACATGATGGTGTATAATTATAAGTATTGGGACAAAGTGTTACATGACGATGTTATATGGCCACAAGTCAAAACAAAGTCGATTAATTACCGTCCCTTCATGTCAGTTGACATAAATAAGTATAAGGCAATCGTAAAAGATCGCTTTAATTAATATAACGCAAATACAACGCATACATCGCATACGGAGGAATATATGACAGATACATTTGCCGCGCTTAAGCGCAACCGCACCGAAGGCTTTGCTAACCTCACTTCTGAGATTAACAAGCTAAACTCAAACCAAAAGCAACAAAACGGACCTGATGATCGTTTCTGGAAACCAGAAGTCGATAAGGCTGGTAATGGTTATGCCGTTATTAGATTTTTGCCAGAACCAAATGGCGAAGATGTACCTTTTGTTAGAATTTGGGATCATGGATTTCAAGGACCAGGTGGCTGGTTTATTGAAAACTCACTAACCACTCTTGGTCAAAAAGACCCAGTATCTGAGTATAACTCAATGCTATGGAACAGTGGTATCGAAGCTAACAAAGATAAAGTTAGGAAGCAAAAGAGACGTTTGTCTTTTATCTCTAACATCTATGTGGTTAAGGATCCATCTCATCCTGAGAATGAAGGTAAAGTATTCTTGTACAAGTACGGGAAGAAAATCTTTGACAAGTTGAACGAGGCTATGAATCCTCAGTTCGAAGACGAGTCACCGATGAATCCTTTTGACTTATGGGAAGGTGCAGACTTCAAACTTAAAATTAGAAATGTAGAAGGCTACAGAAACTATGATAAGTCTGAGTTTGATCCTGCAGCACCATTGTTAGATGATGACTCAGCTCTTGAGGGAATCTGGAAATCAGAAAACTCATTACAGGAGTTCATCAATCCTAGTAACTTCAAAACTTATGAAGAACTTCAAGCTAAGCTCAATAGAGTACTTGGTTTAGAAGGAGCAGCACCAACAAGTACTGCAGCTGATACTCCAGTAATGGAAGAAGCTCCAGCACCGGTAGCTCCTAGAGAGGTAGCGGCAGCACCAGCTCCCGCAGCTCCTGCTCCAGAAGTTGCTTCGGACGATGACGACGATGAGTCGTTGGAGTTCTTTAAGAAGTTAGCTCAGGACTAAGCTATGCCAGGCAAGACACGTCTGTGTCTATGACCTAAACTATCCGAACCACTGCTTCCTCCAAAGGAGGTGGTGGTTTGGTTTTTTACGGCAGTCGTATTTGTTATGACTGGAGCGCTAATGTTGTTGTTCTGTGACGATTGTACTTGTGAATCTTTTTCTGTTTCTTTTGTATCGGATGATTTCTGATCAACCATACTAGCTGGTGTTGCTGGAATAGTATCAACATAGTCTGACGTATCGACGATAGCGCCTCTACCAGCATTCAACTCTTCTTGTGATACCTCAAACTTTTCAGCCATTGTAGCTGTGTCTTCATTTTGTTGTGCCATACTATCTACAATAGCAGCAACAATTGCATCTGAACTATCAGGACCAGTTGTCTCTGAAACATTCTTAGCTGCTTCTTGTTCAGTATCAGCTTGCATCTTCATTTCCAATAACTTATTCGCTGTGACTGCTGAGATGGATCCATCTTCTACTTTAGCGTCTAATTGTTCTTGGAATTGACTCATTGGCAATGTCATATCAACAGTGCCCTCTTCTACTAATTTTTGAGCTGTAGTTCCATCTCTATCTTGACCACGCTTTTTAATTCTTGCTCTAGCCTCGTCACCAAATTCAACTTTCATGCTTCTTATCTTATCGGCAAGACCAAAGTTTGGTCCAGGAACAGCATCTACCATGCTGGCAATGAATTCTATAATACCATTAATCAAGTCTCCAATACCTGCTATAATAAAGTCTCCTGCATTCTTTAACATATCAAATGCTACGGCAGGTCCTTCTGTAAACAATGATATAACAGCCATTGCAATAGAAGCAATAAATCCAAACACATTAGCAAGAGCTTGGAACACTATCATCAATACAGCAAAGACAGGCTTGAGAACATTCAACAATGTGTCGAGGATACCTTGAAGAACAACCATTATCAATTCTACTACTGGCATCAATGCTGGTAAGATTGTATTGACTATTGTGTCAACTATAGGAGCAATGAAGTCAACCAACATCATAAACATATCGCCTAGAACTTGCAACACAGTTTTTAATGTTGGCAATATAGTTGTGAGGAAGTTAGTAACAATTGGCATTACCGTGTTTGCTACTTTTAAGAACACCTCCATCACTACGCTGAATACTTCCATCAGTATTTCAACAACAGGAGTAAGCATGGCAACGAGATTATCAAACATCTCTCTCATGCCTCTGAACAATTCAATACCTTGCTTTGTGACCATAAGAGCAGCTAAAGCAAGAGCTGCAATTCCTATCATAAAGAACTTAGCAAACTTAGCGAACGCTTTTACCATACCACTGAACATTTTCTTTAGACCAGAAAACATCTTGCCAAACAAGCTACCGATGCCAGAGACCATTCCCTTCAATGCCTTACCAACAACAGCCATGGCTGCACCAGCTGGTGATCTTACCTTTTCATTATTTTCTTGAGCTGCGTCGTTAGGATCTTTATTATCCTCTGGTGCACCTACGCCACCAGTAGTTTCTTCTTCCTCTTTTTCTGCATCATTGTCGTCCTCGGTTGTTCCAGGGACTCTCTCAGCAACTGATTTAGTATTGTCAGCTATCTCTTGTAATAGTTTATGATTGTCTGCATTCTTTCTTTGCTTGAGTGCATCGAAGTGCATGCTATGAACTTGGGACGCCATACCTTTTACAAAGTTGGCAGTCGTCTGTGTTGCCTCTCTTATTGCATCTAGTATTTGAAGACTGGAAGATGCATCTTCACCATCTACTTTATCAGCTTCTGGTGCATCAACTTCTACTTGTACAGCAGCTGCACCACCCCCACCACCAACTTGTTGCTGTTCAGCTTGGAATTGTTTAATTTCTTCCGCAAGCTGTTTAGCCATTTCATTGGAGTCGATCCTATCTTCTGGATTTACATATAGTGAGGGTAAAGGCATCGTTACTTACCGTTGCCGTTGATTTTGTCTTTAGCTGTTCCAGCATATAATCCAAACCATGCTGCACCTGCACCAACAACAATACTGATAAGACCAGATTGTTCCATGGTAGGAGCGTCTAGCTCCATGAACCACATTGTACAGTAGTATAGCAAGAAAATGTATACGCTTAAGAATGCACGCGGAAAGATTCTCCACGCATCGATCATTGCAGACAGGAATATCCACTTCTGCCAAGGATTTTCAGGCTCTTTGTTAGCCTTAAGCTCTGTAATCTCAGCCTTGAGGTTAGAATTTTCTGTTACCAATTCCATGAATTTACTGAGATCAATCTCGACCTCATTGCGGCTCATGTCTCCGCTGAATTGCTCTTTATTGCTCATTAGGTTTTCCTCTTCATTTTAGCAGCTCGCTCTTCGTTTCTCTGTTTCTCTTTTTCGAGATGGTCCATTAACATAGCAACATAAATATCACGTTCAAACGGCACGAGTTCTTCGATTTCCGTTATAGAGTATTTATGATGCTGAGCCAACGAGAAAACTAATGAATAATAGTTTGCAAGGTTATTATGACTCAGCAGCACTAAAAAAAATCAGATATACCCTCTAACTTAATTGTCCTGTCGTTTCCTTCTTTATTTACATAATTGAGCTCGTGGGTCATCTTAGGAGCAGTATCAAAGAAGTCTTTCATTTTAGAAAACATCTTGATGTCCATTCCTTGTAGAAAATCTATTAGCTCACTTTCTGTAAAATCATCATATACTTCATTCTCATCCCAGACTTGCACAGTGCATGCTGCGATTACTTTATATGCATTCTCAGAATCTTCCATGTTTGTCATGTCGATGTCAGTGATTGCATCCAATGTTGGATCTGTAAGCTCAATGCCAACAGTATCCGTTAAATCTATTTTGCTTGATCTATCTTTTGGAATAGTAGGAACAATTTGATCTAAGTCAACTTCAAAGTCATAAACTTTATTGTCCTCTTTATCCCTATACTTCAGTTCAACGATATTCTGAACTGATCTAGCTCTCAATTGAATAAACATATATTCAACATCAGGCATTGTTAGTTTACCAGGATCAAACTCTTCTGGTTCAACTACACAATTGATTAGTAGCTGCTTCATAGCTGCAAGCTGAGCTTTTGCGTCACCTTCTTTACCAGTTAAAAGAACCTTTTCTTCTTTAACTTTAAATGCTCTGAAACTTATTTTTTGTTGTGATACAGGAAGCGTTACATGATATAACGGTGTATCTAATTTTGGTAATGCCATAATTTATTCTCCATATTAACCTTTACCGCCAAACGATTGTAAAAACGTTTGACTATTACTCACTACATTGATCACATCACCAACAGATGTAGGTGTCTTCAAAGATGCTTTCAATGTTTTTGCAGCCGTACCAATTCTGATAAGCTGTTCAAATCCGCCTAGAGCTCTTGGCTCTCCGGCCGCCGTGCCTTCTAATGTCTCAACATTCCAAGATCTGATCTGGAAGTTAACTGACACTCTGGCAATTTCATCTGTTTGATTCCAACCTAAAGCTACATCACCAAGTACTGATGGGAAGCATTCGTAGGCTGTCATTTTTGTGATAGGCGTTCCCGCCATATCAAAAGTTGTTATCATAATAGTAGAGATGTAGTTTCCTCTGTATCTTACTTCAAAGGGAGCTGCACCATTTACTTCTGTTTGTTGTCCTTGAGAGATGTCGATGTTTTGAACTTCTGTCATCCATTGTTGAAAGAACCCTAAGTTGTTGCCTCTTGAATCTAACATAATAGACAATGTCAAATCTGGCATAATTAATGAAACAGGTCTTCTATCAAAAGTACCATAACCTTGTTTCTTAAACTCAGACATCATGGTAGTAGCACCAGGCATGTTAACAGCATCACAGAAGAACGATAATGTTCTTAACTCGTTTTGCTTAGAAGTTGCCCATCCAGGCGCGCCTATCTCAACCAAGTACCTTGATGGTTGCTGTACAGAATTAACTTCTTGCAACGATCCAATAAAACTATTGAGATTGAATTGCTGTTGTTGTCCGGTAGCAGTCTTTTCAAGCAGCTTACCTTTAAACAATCCAATTGCAGATGTTGCTAGGTCTTTAATATTTGCCATTAGTTCTTCTTACGTCTCTTGATTTGAGACTCTCTCCATACTCTATTTATACTACTTTTTCTAAACTGTTGCACTGGAAGCATGGTTATGATATCCCAAGCTATAGGAGGCATGTATGCAAATTGACCTAATACAGAGTCTCTCCTATACCTTTTCCACATTGGTTTAAATGACATCATCGATCTTCTCTTCTTCAAAAACTCATAATCTACTCTAGGAGACAGCTTAACTCTTAACGATCTTGCCATATCATCTGCCTTAACTTCTGGAGCCATAACGAACGGATACAATTGATCCATCAATTCAACTCTATTTTCAGGTGGCAAGTAATGAAAGTTTAATCCTGTAAACCATTCTTTATGTACATTCATACACAAGAAGACAGGAAATCTATCATAGTAAGGAAGTTTATTTATGTCCTTAGGTTTATAATGCATCATATACATTCTACCTGGAAGAAGTCTTTTAGTTCTTTCTGAATCAATTAACATCTTCTGAGGAGAGACTCGCGTTTGTTCTTCCGCTAACTCTCTTAACCTAGCGACCGGATCACCCTGCTCCTTGGTATACAAATCTTTCATAGACTTGAACTTCATGCCAAACTCGTCAGCAGTCAGTTGTGCTAATTCTTGAAACAGGTATGCGGCCATGTTATGCTATTTGTTCAAAGTACATTTTCCAATGCAACTCTCGTTGCGCTCGGTTCATGCCTTTAGTCTCCTTTATAAATTTGTCTTTATCTCTTTCTATCCAAAAATTCCAATAGTATTCTTCGCCATCTTCATCTATGAATGTTGCTCTTGGCCATTCGCTCATTTTATATTTAACTCCTTTTCAGTCATTAACTGAAATTTCATTCCACGATTGTTGCAAAACTCTTCTGCAACTTCAAACTTTCTCATATTAACAGCGTGTCTTGCCATCTCACCCATATATCTTCTTGTCTTCCTTTTCTGCACTTTCGGCGGGTCTATATGCTTTTGGGGCTTGACTTCTATTACAACTTGTTCTATAATACCACTAGAGTTCCTTTTTTTAACCCAGAAGTCGGGGTAGTATCGATGCATTCTACCATCAATAGGACTTCTATATGGTATAGAAAACTCCTCTGAAGCCCAATAAAGCACGTCATCATGGGAATCTAAATACTTCATAAGTTTGAGTTCCCACAAACTTCTATAAATAATACGTGTAGGGTCACCTTTATACTTTTCAGGTGCCTTCGGAACAAATCTACCCTTATAAGCCATATGGGTATTTATGGAGATAAAAAACAATGACAATAGAAAGCGCAACCAGTCATTTAGGCAAACAAAAGATTGGTGCAAGATCATCACCCCAGAACGTAATCACTGACGCTCAGGGCAACCAAAAGGTAGATGCAATTGCATTTCCACCTGACTTAGGAAAGCATCAATTCTTGATGCAGTTTGTCAAGTATGAGTTTGATCCTGAAAAGGCAGCATCAGCTGACACAATGCTATCCGTAGCATTTCCTATTCCTACATCTGGAATGACAGATAAGAACGAACTAAGATACAATTCTACTGACCTAGGAGTCATTGGTGGAGCAGTAGCAGGTATCGCAGGTGAGATCAAAGATGCGTTTGAACAATCAGGTAATGCACCATCTGCTGGCGAAGGTCAGAATCCAGATGTTAAGAACTTAGTTGACAATGCTCTCAAAGCAGGTGCAGCAGGCGGTAGGTCAGCTTTACCAGGAGCTGCTGGGAATGCTCTTACAGTTGCATTAGGTAATACAGTTAATCCTCAAGTAGCATTATTGTTTGAAGGCGTTAACTTGAAAGAGTTTACATTCACATGGAGATTTGCTCCAGACACTTTAGAAGACTCCATACTCTTAAAGAAGATAATTAAAGA